CTATCTATAAAATTTGCTACAGTATAAACTTTGTTAAAATTAAATTCATAAAAATAATCTTCACAATTAATTGCTGCGATTGGGTCGGCATAATCGTCCCAATTTAAACTAAATGCGTATGATTTTAATTGTAAATTAGTATCAATATCCGCATATCTTCCGGTATTTGTCCATCCATATTCTCTAATATTTGGTACCAAATAATCGGCTCTTTGTATTACACTATTTTCAATATCTTCATTTTGATATTGTACCCTAAACCTATATCTCCCCTTTTTTGGTATACCAACGGATGGGTCGTTAGATATCACTTGTTCACCGAATTCATTTGTTGTTACGTAGTCAATATTCATCGGCAACTCAACCAACCATGTACCATCATCATCAATTATTTTACCACCATTAGGTAAATTAAATTGTTCAAGTACTGGTTTACCTGTATTATCATAACCAATTGTTTGCCTTATTGATAGGATTTTTCCAGCTCCAGACTCTAAATTGCAAAGTTTACCAACATCTTTTTTTGGTTTACAATTAGTCCTAACATAATCTTCATTTGATGTAGAAAATATAGAACCCATAAAAACCGCTTGTGGTTTTATTTCAATACCCAATTCTCTTAAATCGAAGTCGGTTCTTGTGATACCAATATTACATAAATCATTTTCACCCCAAAATGGTGTTACGTCTACGTTTCTAATAAAGTTAACTATTTGTGGTAATGAAGCTAAATCTTCAGATGATTTGAAATTTTCACCATCAAATTGTTCGGCGACACCCAAACCAGTTCTTATTAAATCTTTTGGTCGTAATGAAAAACAACCCATATCCGATAAGTCCAAATCCATCACAATCGTTTGTATACCTAATGGTACACCAATAATCATAAAGTCACCACTATCGTTTGTTTTTGTTGTGTATTTATAATATTTTTCATACACTTCTAAAACTTCACTTCTTGTTAATACATCTTCTTTATCCGGAAATGTACCTGTTGGTGTGTGCCCACCATATGATTTTCTATATGGTAATAAGTTATATCTATAACCATCTTCATTTTTATCTACGGGTGTTTTGTATGGATATAAAGTGGATATTACTGGGTCATTTTCATCAACTTGGTCTAATGGTATAAAAACGGATACGGTTGCGTTTGGTATACCATAACCACCATTAACGATTACCCTACCAGCAACAACACCATAATCAGCGCAAAATCTGGTATAAACATCCCCTTGCCTTAATTTTAAGGACAAGATTTCTAAAAAATCAAAATCTTGATTTATATTTATTCTGATGTTTTTATCTGTTCCGACTTCAGTTCTTAGTCTATAACTTTTGGTCATGTTTCTTTTAAAAATAAATAGTTATGTATGTATTTTTAAAAATAACTGATATAAAAACAAAATAAATATTCTTATGAGAAGTCTACCGTTTTAAGATTTTTAACCCTAACTTTAATATCCTTATTATCATATCTTATTTGATAGATTTGGTCGGGTTCAGCAAACACTGTATCATCAATTAATTCAATTTGTTTTGTCGCTGTATCAATAAATCTTTGTGAAGTTTGTGATGACGAATATTGACCACCAACCTTATTAAACACTCTAATTTCAGTTAAAGAAACAACTCCAGCGGTATTTTGAACTAACCTTCTTATATCCGATACATTTACGTTTTGACCTAATTCACGATTTTTTGGATTCATCGTATTTGAAATTTGATCAATAATTTGTGTGATTACTTGCCCTTGATTTTGCGTCGAATCCAAAACAACAAATACTTCAAATTCTAAATCAACAACTTTAGCCACATCAATATTAATGTAATCATTAATCATTCTATATTTTGATAGATACGTTGCCAAATTTGACTTCAAATTATTTGAAACAACTTGCGTTAGTTTACCTGAAGTATCGTATGACAATATTTGAATGTTGATTTTATTATTTTTTTCTGTAATTGAAACCTTTGCTGGTGCCCCGAATTTTCCAGGCATTGTATCAATTAAAGATTTATAATCATTAATTGTTACTGCTCTTTTTTGTGCCGCAAAATTAAACGAAACCATATTTCTAACTTCTTCTGTGGATGGCGGATTAGACCCCCCAATAGCAGCAGTCACGTTATTAGATTGTAGTGATTGTATAACATTACGATTAATTGAATCGGAAGGTCCGGTAACCGCAAAATCAATTGTTCCGATTTGATTAATAACACCAACACCTACATTTGTTGCTAGCCCACCACCAACTCTGTATTGGACAAATAGAGTTGTATTTGGTTTAACTGTCAAACCTAAACCAATATTATTTTGGTAATTATTTATATCCAATGGTATCCCTATATTTGTAAAACTTTTTAATTGTTCATTAGGTGTTGTTGTTCCACCACCAAATTGTAATTTCATAAAACCTTCAGGTGTATATTCAGTCACAAATCGTTGCTCGGTTTTTATATATTTACCCACCTTAACTCCCGCATTGTCTGTTGGTTTGGTTGGATCTTCAACAAAGATGGTATCTTCAGCTAACGCATCAACTTCATACCATTTGTTATTTGTTGCCGTTAAAAATTCTTGGAATGTCGGTGTCCCCGGATAAGATGTTCCATCTTTTTGTATTACCGCGGTAATACCCAATACGTTACGTTCGGGTAAAAATAAATTAAAAAATGGTACAGCATCCACGGGGTTAATAACTTTTTTAAATACCTTTGTGAAACCATTAACAACCACTTCTCTTTTAGTGATTACATAATTTACAATTTTATTGTTAGCATCAAAAGTTGGTATTTTAGTTCGATTAACAAAACCATCTTGATTATATTGTGTTGAAAAATCAATGTCATATACTGTTTCAAATGTTGTACCCGCACCGTTAAATTGTGAACCAGCTCTTAAAATACCTAAATACCTAATATCTTCAGAATCCCCCAGTGGTGGTACCGTTATTGAAAAATCAACAATAGCAACAGATGGTCTATACCCCGGTATTTTTAAACCATAAGTTCTGGCAATATTATAAATTGAGGATCTTTGTTGTGCATATTGTAAAACCGTTTCTTGTATACTTCTATCTATATGAAAATGAAGGTTATCGGCAATGGCAGCATTTAAATCCATTAAAACAGAATAAACTGAAGCGTCATTAAAATTCTGTATTAATTCTGGATAATATTGTTTAGTATAGTTTATAAGGTCTAACCTTAAACCTTCAAAGTCTCTATTTGTATAATTTATCTTATTATTTGCCATCTTATATATTAATTATAACGAACTCCCTACTACCGAATGCTTTAGCTTCGTCAGTGTAGTCTATTTTAAGTTTAGCGGTATATTCACCAGTGTTTTGTCCGGGTATTTTATAGACACTTGATTGACCCAAGAGTTCATAATTTAAATCACCGGGTGCTTCTTCACTTTCTAAATAAGGTTCAATAGTAATACTATTAATAGTTAAATTTGGTATGTATTTAGCAACTTGTTGTTCAATATCCGTTCTAATACTGTCGAATGTTTCACCATCTAATGGTTCAAATATGAATTCATAGATTCTTGTACCGAAATCAGGTAAATAATACCTTGAACCCTTCCTAGTTAATATTAAATGTAATAAATTACTTCTTATTTCTTCAGAAGATTCTTCAGATAATGATAAATAAAATCCTTTTTCACTTTGTCTAAAAGGAAAATTAATACCATATGTTATACCATCTGCCATATCCAATAAATATAAGGGTTGATATTTTTATATAAATAAAAAACCCCAACTTGGAATTGGGGTTTTAAATAACTAAAAATGTTCTTGATTATTTACTTGAAGAACATTTAAAACACGCATCACCATTAGGTGTTTTTTTCATAGTCCCATCATATATAGTGTTATTATCTATAATATTTTCACTTCCAATGTTACCCCACCAACATTTATTTGAATATTCACCTTCACCTTTTACTGTGGCATAACCATCGTTATCAATATTACATATCTTACCATTGAAGTTAATCACATTGGTTGGTATTTGTTCGGATTTTATATTTGTGATACGAACTCTTGCACCTACTTTAAATGTTGGTGAATTTTCATTTATAACTCTTTTAACAATCCTTACTAAATCTGATTCTGTTAATCTAATAATTTTTTTCATAATTTTATTAATCTTTGTTATTCAAAAGTTTAGCTAACCCCATTAGTAGACCAGTCACACCCCAACTTATTGCAAAACCTGTAGCTACTGAACCTATTGCTCCACCGATAAGTATTGCTGTAGGAACGCCACCCCACGCTGAAATATTACCAGAACCAATAGCATGCAATATTTCGGCAACTTTTTCTTTTGGGTTTTTATGTTCTTCTTCTTCGAACATTTCACCACCAATTTCATCGTCAGAAAATTCTTTTACTTTATTATGTACTTCTTCAGCTGAACTATATTCATCAATACCCAATTCTTCTAAAGTTCTTTTTAGTTTATTAATATCTTTTTCAGTCATATTTGAAACGATTCTTTCCAACTTATTTTCAATTTTTGGCGTTTCAATTACTTTTTCAACTTTAGTTGCGGTATCAATATTTTTCTGTTCAGCTATTACCCTTTTAACTATTTTCGTAAGGTCTGATTCGGTTAATCTAACTATTTTTTTCATAATTTAATTTTTATTATAAATATATCATAAAAAAAAAATCACCGATTTATCGGTGATTTTATTTCTTTTTAAGATGAACAACCAAAACATTCAAAAGGACTATCTTTTGGTTTTTGTGGTATTACATCAACTGTAGGTTTTTCCGTTTTATTTGGTTTTTCCATTTTTGAAATATCAACCGCTAAATGTTTTGCTCCTGTTGAAATTGCCTTCGTTCTAACATAGTAACACAAAGTTTTTAAACCTTTTTCCCAAGAATGGAAGTGTGATGAAGTAATCTTAGATAATGTTGGATTAGACATATAGATATTCATTGATTGGGATTGGTCAATAAATGGTGCTCTATCTGCCGCCATATCGATTAATTCTCGTTGTGAAATTTCCCAAATTGTTTTATATTTTTGAATCAAATGTTCAATTCGTTTAACTTTTTTGGTGTAATTTTTATCTTCGACATCCAAATGATTATTAAAATTAATGTTTTGAATTGAACCTTCGTTAATTATGATTTCATTTTTTAAATTTTCAGACCATATTCCTAATTTTTCAAAATCATTAATTAAGTACTTATTAACAATCATAATTTCACCACCTACAACCCTTCTGTTAAATATTGCGGAATGTGCTGGTTCTGTCATTTCATATGAACCCGTTATTTTTGCTGAAGATGCTACCGGCATCTGTGCTGTAAATAACGAATTACAAACACCATATTCATTAACACTTCTTTTAAGTTCATCCCAATTCCACATTTGTGATAGTTGTGTACCATCTAATCCCCACATATCAAACTGAAATACTCCTTGCGACATTGGTGACCCAGCAAAATAATCATACGGTTTATAATGTCCTTCTTTACATAATTGATTACTTTCATAGATTGCACCATAATAAATTGTTTCAAAAATTTCTTTATTAAGTTTTTTAGCTTCTTCTGAAGTAAATATATAATCCATAATATAAAACACGTCGGCTAATCCTTGAGTTCCAATAGCGATTGCTCTTTGTTCTAAACCACCTTTTAACCCTTTTTCTGTGGAATAATTGTTAATGTTAATAACACGATTTAAAGATCTAACAACTTTACGAACTTCTTCAAATAATAATGTATGATTGAATTTACCATTTTGAATAAAGTTTTTTAATACTATAGATGATAAGGTACAAATCGCAGTAGTTTCTTCATCTGTATATTGATAGATTTCATTACAAAGGTTGGATTGTTTAATGACTCCAATGTTTTGATGATTTGTTTTTTTATTCGCACTATCTTTTGAACATAGGTAAGGTACTCCAGTCTCAACTTGTGATTCAATAATTTTAGTCCATATATCTTGTGCTTTTACTTTTTGACCTAAACCTAAATTTACGGCGTTATTGTAGACTTGTTCATATTCGTCACCATAACATTCTTGTAAAGGTTTTAATCCCGCTTTAAGGATGTCGTTAGGACAAAATAAATACCAATCACCATTTTCTTTAACCGCCTTCATAAAGTTGTCCGGAATCCATAACGCGGTAAATAAATCACGTGCTCTTAATTCTTCGGCACCAGTGTTTTTCTTAATATCTAATAAATCGAAGATATCCTTATGCCAAGGTTCCAAATAAATAGCAGCACTACCAGGTCTACGACCTTGTTGATTAAAGAATCTTAATGATTCGTTTACAATTTTTAGATACTTTAATAACCCACCAGCAAATCCACCTGAAGTTTTAATTCTGCTTTCTTTACTTCTAATATTTGACATAGATAAACCGATTCCTGCCGCGTCAGAAGAAAAAGTGGATATATCATTCAATGTACCTAAAAGTCCTTCTCTTGAATCTGAATTATTATAATGTAAAACACATGAAGCCAATTGAGGTACTTTAGTTCCCGAATTAATCATTATGGGTGTTGCTTTGGAAATCAGTTGATTAGATAATGATTTATAATATTCAACCGCTTCAGTGAACGTTTCTGTCACCCAAAGTGCAACACGCATATACATATGTTGTGGACGTTCAATGACAACCCCATTAGGTCTCTTTAAAAGATACATTTCTTGTAAAGATCTCCAAGCAAAATAATCAAAGTTGTAATCTTTTTCGTGGTCGATTATACCATCAATTATTTCACCACCATATGAATCAATTTTTTCAATTAATTTTTCATTTATAATTCCATCTTCATATAACAATTTCATGGTCTGTGAAAAACTACCATTAGTGTCCTTATGATAAGATGAAATAGCAACTGACGACGCTAAACGTGAATAATCATGATGACTACCAGTATATGCTGCCGCAATTTCATAAATTAACTTATCCAATTCTTTAGTTGTTACTTCACCTTCTGTTGGTACGGATGTTATTACTTTGATGAAAATTTCATCTGAATTTACATTCAAACCTTTTGCAGATTTTTTAACTCTGTGGTAAATCTTTTGGGGATTGAATGATACCGAATCCCCGTTTCTTTTAATTATTTTTAGTGACATAGTTTTTTATTATTTAAAAATCATCAGTAAATGAAATTGTTTCATTCAGTTTCGCTTTTTGATATTCCATTGTTCTAGATTCAAAGAAATTACCCTTGGTTTCAACCGCGATTTGTTCCATAAACTTAAATGGTTGTTCAACATTAAATTCTTTAGTACAACCGAATTTAACCAACAATCCATCAACAACGAATTCCAAATATTGTTTCATTAAATTTGAATTCATTCCAATTAAAGATACAGGTAATGATTCAGTGATAAATTCTTTTTCAATTTCAAGTGCTGACAATAGAATTTCTTTAATTCTTTTTTCTGATGGTTTATTTTCACAATGGTTATTTAATAGGTGAATTGCAAAATCACAATGTAAATTTTCATCTTTAAAGATAAGTGAATTAGCATTACATAACCCTTGCATAATACCTCTAGATTTTAACCAGAAGATGGAACAAAATGAACCCGAAAAAAAGATACCTTCAACAGCAGCAAAAGCTACTAAACGTTCTTGAAACGATGCATTTTCAATCCAATCTAACGCCCATTTAGCTTTTTTCTGTACAGCAGGTAATCTATCGATAGCGTGGAAACACTCATCTTTTTCTTTTGGATTATTAATGTATGTGTCAATTAATAATGAGTACATTAATGAATGGATATTTTCCATAGCTAATTGGAAACCATAGAAGAATTTGGCTTCGGGATATTGAACTTCCCTATAAAAGTTCTCTGCTAAATTTTCATTTACGATACCGTCGGATGCCGCAAAAAACGACAAAACATTTTTAACAAAGTATTTTTCATTATCTGTTAAATTGTTCCAATCACGAATATCATTCGTTAAATCTACTTCTTCTGCCGTCCAAAAAGCCGCTTGATGCATTTTGTAAAATTCCCATATGTCGTTATGTTCGATTGGGAAAATCACAAAACGATTAGGGTTGTCTATTAATATTTTTTCCATACTGTAAAGTTAATAATTTTTTTTAAGATTCTAGTTGTTCTTTTTGCCTTTTTTTCTCTAACAGTTCTTTAATTCTGTTACGATTTTTTTCTTCTTTTTGTTCTTCGTGACCTAAGAACGTTACGCTTTGTTCGGTATCAATTTCCAACATTCCGTTGTCAAATTTACAATTTTCAAAAATAATCCCATCTTTACCGATTCTTGATTTAGTAATTGCGATAGTTGCCAAGTTCATTTCTTTTTGTTGTAATGATTTTGCAACAGTAATAATTACGTGACCTACTTGTGCTTTTTTAATTGATCCACCCATTTGATCTGTTGTTACAACTTCAGATGAAATTGAATTTCTGTTACCTTGTGTTGCTGTCCATCCGGCAATATCCAATTCGTGACACATTGCTTCGAATCCTCGCATCACCGAACCTTCACTTTTCCATTCATCACCCAACATTTTATCAGGAACAACACAATCAATATAATCCAAAATAATCATATCTACCTTTGTCCCTTCAGCTATCATTTTTCTTACTTGATTCTTGATTTGATTCATTGAAACAGTATCTGAAGCTAACTTTTTCATAATCAACTTATTTTTTCTAGTTGACTGAATTTGTTTAACTTTTTCCATAACTTCTTCTTTATTTTCAGTTAAATCGTCAGGATGTATTCCAGTCCAAAGTGTTATGTGTTTTCTTTGGATAATTTTGGGGTTATCTTCAAAAAATATCTGAAGTACGTTATAACCTAAGTTAAATGCGTGATTAGCAATCTTCGTGGTGAATGTTGACTTACCAACACCTGTTGGTGCTAAAATCACACCAATTTCACCTTTAGCAAGTCCACCTTTTAATAGGTTGTCAATACCTGGTACGCCAATTGGTATTGGGTGTCTATAATCATCATCCAATACTTCGTCAAGGTTGGAAAATACGTCCGTTGTACCCTTATCTACTTCACCAACTTGAAGTGCTCCTCTTACCATTTCTTCTAACTTATCATAACTCTCGAAATCACCTTTATCGATGATTGATTGAGCTTTGGTCATTACTTTTTGGAGTTCTTGTTGTTTACAAAATTTAAGGGATTTTTCTTGAACAAAGATTGAACCTTCATCAGATACGTTCTTAACCTGATTTAAAGTATCTAAAACACTTTTTTGAGCCATAGGTGAACTAATTTCTGACTTTGTTAGTTGTTCAAGGGTGTCAAATGTGGGTGTGTGCTCATATTTTGAATAATATTCTTTAATCATTTGACAAATGATTCTAAAATATTGGTTGTCAAAATAATGA